GACGGCAAGACGGCGATCTTTCTCTACATCGAGCAGAAGGTCTGTGAATGGTTTCACGACCACGGGCAGGAGGTCTTCGACCGAACCAAGGAGAGCAAAGCATGAACGAGGTTCACTTTCACATCGACGAGACCGCAGGGTTCGCGCTTCTCAGCAACGTGATGTTCAACGTCCTGAAACGAAACGGATGGAACGCCGAAGAAGTCCACAGCCGAGAGCGAGAGTTCTATCTGATGGTCTGCGAGGCCGTTCGCGACGCTCGCAGCGAAATCCAGGACGAGATCAATGCGTTCGTGAATGGCATCGGCTTCGACGAGCAGGCTCTTCAAGCCGTAATCAGCGGCGTGTATGCGATTCGGGGTTTTGATTTGGCAGAAAAACTCACCAAGCAGCGGCAGTCGCTGTGCAACTAGGAGAAAGGACTCTGCGATGAATGAGCATGACACGAAGGAACTCTTGAAAGGCCTCGTCGATTTGATGTGCGCCGTATCCGTCTATCGCCTCCAAGGCGCCGGGTGGTCGGAGCAAGAGTGCCTCCAAGTCGGAAGACAAATCTCGGACGAACTCAAGGAGGCGATTCCGGAGATTCTGCACGACGAACTCCCGCAGGCGGCTGCGGGGCTCGATTCGTGCGGCAATCTGACCCAGGAGAAGTTGTCGATCGCGTTGACGGCCCTGTCGGCGAACAAGGCAGTCGAGATCGCGGACGGTTTCGTTCGCCAGCGTGTGTGTCAGAGCAACTAAAAACGAAAGGACGATGCAGCATGAGCAATCAGATTCGAGTGATTCATCCCTACTGGCACGAGGGAGCCCTCGTGTTCGACGATCCGACGGTCGGACTGTCGAAGGAGCCGTTCGTGGCCGGCGCCGACGAGGCGTTACGGCTGCTGGCCGCTCAGGTCAGTGAGTCGTGCAGCGAGCGGTTCACGCTGTTGTTCTCGGCGGAACCTTTTCCCGGCTACCAGACGGTCGCCTGGAAGGTTCGGCCCGAGCATGGCGGGAACTGGTACGAGATCGAAGGCACGGGACAGGAAGGCTGGCTCTGCCCGGCACTGTTCCGCTACTTCGCAGAGGCGCCCGAGCGTCTCTACGTCGAGATTCGCCCGCCGAAGCAGTAGAGAGACCATCGGCCCGCCGTGGCCGTGAGCGGATACTCATGGAGGCCGCATCGACCGCCAATACCTGGAGTGGCGTCGTAACCCAGGGAGGAGTTGCCAAGCGGTGCCTTAACAGACTCCGAGGCGAGACCGCTTGGCAACTCCGCACCTTACAACAACACCAGCACCCAGGGAGATCATCGTCATGCCCAAGACTACGGAGAGACTTGAAGAGTACCGAGTCAGCGAACGGGTCAACATCACCAAGGGAGACACGTTCAAGGCTCGCGGCGGCCCGCAGTGGAAGTGCGACGATGGCATGAGGGTCTCGCTCGCGGCGAAAGGGCCGTTCAAGTTCGTGGCCTACTGCCGTCGAGGCTCGTGCGAGTGGATCGAGGCGATCGACAAAGGCGGCGCGTGTGTGACGCTGCACATCGGCGGCCGACGACGGCGTGTCTCGTCGCAGATCATTCCTCGCCCGTACACGATCGTCGGCAAGAAGCGAGGGCCGAACAAGAAGAAGCGAGTTGACAGCCGGGGTAGTATGGACACCGCAACCAAGGGAGGACGGTCATGAACAACAAGCGACAGAAGAGCCGATACCGCTGGCCCTACAACAAGCATCGCATGGGGCGGATCGAGACCGCCGACCGACTCGCGAAGGAAGCCGGCGAAGTCGCGGCCTCGCTTTCGGGAGACATCGAGAAGGGCAGCGAGCCGTGGATGGCCGCCCGTCGATGCGCCCGCAAGTTTGAGCGGGCAGGCTCGCTCTACGCCCAGGCTGGGCTCTGCGCTGCTGCTGTAGTGGCTTTCAACGGCGCTGCAACGTGCTGGCAGTTTGCCGGCGAAGAGGGCCATGCAAACGGATGCCGCGAGGCGGCATCGTCGATCGATGTTTTCTATTCCTGAAAGGAGTCTGCAATGACGATCGGTCAGACAGTGTGGGTGGCGCAGCCGATCTGCCACTCAATCACGGAGCCGCGAGGCGTCGTCCACGAAGGCACCGTGATCGCGATCGGAGACCGCGGCGAGGTCGTGGTCAAAGACGTCCACGGCATCCGCACCTACGGCGGACTGTTCTCGGACGCGAAGGCATTCGAGTCGGCCGGCGAGGCGTGGTCGCACTGCGCGGCAGTGCTGCTGGTGCGGGCGGGCGAGATCGTGGCGGCGGCCAACAAGTGCGAAGCCAAGGCGACGGAAGCAGCATGACTCTCTCGCTCTGGCCTAACCAACTCGAAGAAGCCTCGATGATCGACGGCAATCCGTATGCGTTCATCGCAGCGGATATGGGGACAGGGAAGTCCGCAGCCGCGATCGTCGGGCTTCGTCGATGCGACCGTATCCTGCTCGTCTGCCCGATCGCGGTCGGCCCCGCGTGGGTCAAGCAACTCGCGATGTGGGACGAGAGCGGCCGCGAGGTCGTGCTGGCCGTCGAAGGATCGGCGAAGAAGCGAGCGGCCGCGATCAAGGCCGCCGGCAAGCGGTGCGTCGTGATCGTCAACTACGACGCCGTCTGGCGAGGCGAGGTCGGCAAGGTCGTGACGGGCAGGAAGTGGGACGCGATCGTGCTGGACGAGAGCCACAAGATCAAGTCACCGTCGGGCCGGGCCTCGAAGTGGCTCGCCAAACTGGCCGAGGCCCAGCCGAAGGCCAAGCGAGTCTGCCTGACCGGAACGCCGACGCCCCACTCGCCGCTCGACTGGTGGGCTCAGGCGAGATTCCTCGACCCCAGCCTGCTCGGCAAGTCGTTCACGGCCTATCGTCACCGTATCGCCAAGATGCACCCCCGGTTTCCCAGTTTCGTGCTGGAGTACCGGCCCGAGGCCCTCGAAGCCCTGGCTGCAAGACTTGATCCTCATGTCTACAGAATCAAGGCCGACGACGTTCTCACGTTGCCCGAGTTGCTCAACATCGACATCGCGGTCACGCTGCCGAAGTCGAGTCGCGAGTATTACGACCGGCTCGAAGAAGACCTCGTTGCCACCCTCGACACGGGCGAGACGGTCACGGCCGCCAATAAACTCGTGGTCGTCACGCGACTGCAACAGGCGACGTCGGGATACGCCGTCGACGAACTGGGTAATACGGTCTCGCTACCTGGGGGCAATCCGAAAGAGGCTGCGTTGCAAGAGTGGCTCGAAGACTTGCCGCCCACAGAGCCCGTCGTGATCTTCTGCAAGTTTATTCACGACATCGACACGGCGAAGCGAGTCCTGAAACGCATCGGCCGCTCGCACAGCGAGTTGTCGGGCAGAAAAAAATCTCTTGACCAGTGGCAGAGCGGCGATACGATCGCACTCATCGTGCAGCAACAGGCCGGAGGAGTCGGCGTTGACTGCACACGAGCCGCATATGCCTGCTACTTCAGCCTGTCGCACTCCCTGGGCGACTTCGACCAGAGCCTCGCGAGGTTGCGGCGACCCGGGCAGACGAGGCCCTGTCGGTTCTATCATCTGGTCGCCGACGACACGGTCGATCGAGCGATCTACGAAGCCCTGAGAAACAAGCGGGACGTCACGGAAGCGGTTTTGGCTCGACTCACACGGAGGTAAGTATGGACACGGCAACCGTTCTCGTCAGGACTGATATGCCGAACGAGGAGTACCACGCCGAGCGGGATCACATCAGCCGCTCGACGGCCCACCGATATGCCGGCGCAGACGGCGGCCCGGCTCAGTGGTACGTCGAGACCTACGGCGAGAGTCTGTTCGGCGGGAACTCGGCCACGACCTTCGGCTCCCTCGTCGATCTCGCCTGCGACTACGAGATGCAGGGCAAGGACTGGCGGTCGGTGATCGCCGTGCCGCCGCCTGGAGTTCTCGCGGCGGACGGCTCGCGTCGCGGCAAGGCTTTCACCGAGTGGCGGTCAAGCCTGCCGGCCGGTGCCGCCGAGTGCAACGCCGGTGACTTCGTGAAAGTCCAACGCATCGTGGCCTCGATTCGAGCCCACCGCGAAGCCAATGCCCTGCTGGAAGCGGCCGCTCACACGCAGTACAGCGTGTTCTGGACGGACGACGCCGGTCACCGTCGCAAGGCTCGCGCCGACGGAGTCACCCGAAGCGGCCAGTGGTTCGACCTCAAGACGACGTCGAGCGAGTGGCAAGACTTGAGGTTCTCGTTTCGTCGCTTCGGATACGACTGGCAGGCCAGTTGGTACAGCGAAGCGGCCGCCGCTGCTGGGTGCCTGCCGAGCGAGTTTCCGTTCGTCTGCGTCCAGACGTTCGCGCCGTACAGAACAAAGGTCGTCCGCCTCTCGCAGGCCGTGCTGCTCCGTGCGGCCGACGAGATCAAGGAGACGCTCGACTTGATGCGTCACCGTCGCGAGAGCGGCCTGTATTTCCCCGAGTCTTATCACGAGGTCTCGGAACTCGACTTCTAGTCCCGTCGTTTGGTTTGGTTTGTTGTACGGATACGGTAACCCCGGAGGCTCATACAATGAGTCAGTTGATTGAAAGCGGTTCTTCGTTTCGCGCCCTCGCCGAGGGCAGTGCCACGCAGGCCTTGCTGTCCGCCAATCTCGGCGGCGAGTCGCTGCGGAGCAGTGACCTGAACTGGGTCAAGATCCCCACGGGCGGCGCGACACGGTGGTCGTGGTCGACCAAGTCCGGCGCCGAACACAGCGAGAAGGCGATCGCCGGCCTGCTCGTCGTGGTGGGGCGGACGGAGTCGGTACTGTGGCCGCACAGCGACGCGACGGCGGGCAGTCGCCCGTTGCTGATGACGGACGACGGTCGCGTGGCGATCAAGACCGGCCAGGACTACGGTGACCTCGATCAGAACGTGATCGAGGCGGCGAAGAACCCCGACGGCACCTACAACGTGTCGAAGATTCCCTACTTCCAGTGGGAAGGACGGGGGCCGGGCTCGAAGCCGCCCCGGGCGAAGTCGACCCGAGTGATCGGCGTCCTCCGTGAGGAGGACAATCTGCCGATCTTCATCAGAGTCTCGCAGACGAGCCTGCGAGCAGTCGACGACTTGCTGCGGGGGATCACGGCCGAGGGTCTGTTCCACTACCGCGCCGTGGTCGAGTTGAGCCTGGAGAAGCGGAAGGGAGCCAGGGCCGACTACGCCGTCTTGGTCGCCAAGAAGGTCGGCGAGATCAGCGAGGAGCAGGGCCGAGTGGCGAAGGCAAAGATCACGGATGTGATGTCGCCGATCGTCTGCCCCCCCGTGGCGTCTCGCGGCATGATGACGGTCACGGCGGCGGTCGAGGCCGCTGCCAGCGAAGCAGTGCCGTTCTAAGCCTCGAAGTCCTGTTGTTCGACTCTTCGCCGCCCTGCCGTCCGCGACGGCGGCAGGGCGGCGTTTCTTTCTCACTCATTAATCACGGAGGATTCGATCGTGGACTATTGCAAAGACACGATGTTCAAGGCCGCGGCGGCTTTGGCCGCCAAGGGATGGAAGATCGTCAAGTTGTTTGGCGTTCAGCCGAACCTGAGATGCACCTGCGGCAGGCATGAATGCCCGACGCCGGGGAAACATCCGATCGGTCGCGAGTGGCAGCACCGTGCGACGGACGACGAGGACGAGATCGGACGGTGGTTCGACGAGATCGAGGATCACACTCGGATAAATCTCGGTGTCCGTCTTGGCGCGACCAGCGGGATCATTGACGTCGAGTTCGATTCGCCAGACGCCGAGGCCGCACTCAAAAAGTGGGGCCTCGACAGGATCGATACACCGGCCTACTCCAGCGGCCGCGGCGTCCATCGAATCTTCCAGCACGAGGACTGGATGCCCGACTCGGCGGTCGTGAAGGTCGAAGGCATCGAGGTACGGATCGGCGGCGGCGGCATGGCAAGTCAGTCCGTGATCCCACCGTCGTGGCACAAGACCGGCAAGCAGTATTCGTGGCTACCGGGCAAGTCTCCGAACGACGTCAATCCGGCGAGGCTCCCTGACGCCTTCCGTGATGCTGTCATGGCATCGTCGAGGCGGCAGGGCAGTGGAGTCACGGCTCAGGCCCGCAAGGCCCTGAGAGAGGCTAAGAAGGTGTCGGAGGGTGGACGCCACGCTTTCTTGATCGGCGTTGCATCGAAGCACTCGTCTCGCATCCGCCGATTTGACGACGACGAGCGGGAGGAGGTCACACAGACCCTGCTCGCGATCAACGCTGCCCTGTGCGAGCCACCGAAGGGCGAAGCAGAGGTAATCAAGATCGCGCACGACCAGTTCGCACACTACCGGGATCGGGCCGAGTCGCGGCGGAAGGCCGGAAGGTTTCGATTCGAGGACTACGGCCTCGTCTGGAATGCCGAAGAACGCTGCTGGGAGCCGGGCGACTGGAGACTTACGGTGGTCAAGAGTGAGCCAGCCGAGTTCAAACTGCGAATCCCCCACCCCGACGGGCGACGCGAGTCGGTGGTCATCCGCATGAGTGGCGACGACTGGGTGACTCCGAAGAGAGTCGCCGTGAAAGTCTTGGAGGCGACGGGGAAGATCGATCTTCTCGACCCAAACCCTGGCCGCTGGGTCAAAATCTGGAACGGCGAGAACGTCCAGAACGGCGAGGGAGGCTGGGAGTCAATCCGGGGCCTCAAGTGTATGCTCGCCGACATCGCCGACGAGGAGATTCCGTCCCGGGAGACGAACGTCTCGACCTACAACGCCTCGATCCTCCTGTCCTACCTCGACGGATTTCCCAAGGCCGAGCCCGGCGACGGCGAAGACGACCGCAAGCCCAACCACAGCGGAACGCCGAAGTGGATCACGAGCCAAGCATCGGGAGAGTGGTGCCTGTGGCTCAAGTGGAATGAGACGATCGCCGCCGCGTGGCAGAAGGCGAAACTCCCGGCGCTGTCGATGACGGCCCGCCGAGCCCTCAAGGAGGCGATCGTCGAGGAGTCGGGGGACAAGAACATCCCTCAGACCGCGATGGGGTTCGGCGGGAAGACAGGAAAGTGGTTTGTCTTTAAGGAGCGACACATCGACGCTCTGAGAAAAATCGCCGACTCTATATAGGGAGGAATTCTCAGACCCAAAAAGTAGAGGTATTAGAGGTATTGACCCCAAAAGCGGGAATATCCTACTGAAAAACAAGGTGATTTTGGTCTATATACCTATACCGCTTGAAAGGTATTGAGTCGGCATAAGAGGTCTTTCACAAAAAGGGGGAAACAGAGATGGCAGCGGAAGTTCACAGGGCGATCGGAGGCGCAGGGACAGGCAAGACCCGGCTCATTCTCGACCGTCTGAGCGAGGCCAGGGACGGCCTGGGGCTCTCGACGGACGAGATCGGGTTCTGCACGTTCACCAGGGCAGGGCGGGCTGAGATCGCGGAGCGGGCCGCCGATGCTTGGGGAGTGTCGCCAGACGACCTGACCAGGGGAGGTTGGTTCAAGACGGCTCACGCGATCGCACACCGCTGCTGCCGCGTGGAGGAGGGACAGTTGCTCCAGGGCATGGAGGGCGACGAGTGGCTGAGTGGCGTCCTGGGCGGCAAGGTTCACACTCGGACGGACTCTCGGGGAGAGCGGACGTATGTGGCCGACGGCGACGACTCGATCCCGCTCGCCATGAAGGCCTGGGAGTTGGCCCGCAGTCGGATGGAGTCGCTCGAAGCGACGATCCGTCGCTGGGCGACGATGGGCGAGAACTGCCCCGAACAGGAGCAGGCGGCCTCGATCATCCGTCGCTACGAGTTGGCGAAGACTCGCGAGGGTCGCCTCGACTTCACCGACATGATCGCCCGTTTCGCGGGCGTGAAGTTCACGCTCGAAGGCCCGGTCAACATCGATCCGGTCGGCGATGCGCCGGAGCATCTCCGCGTTCTTGCCGTCGACGAGGCTCAGGACTCGTCGCAACTGGTTGATCGAGTCTGTCGGCGACTTGCGTCGAGTGGTCGAATCGAGCGAGTATGGCTATGTGGCGACCCGTACCAATCCATCCACAGTTTCGCCGGCGGCGATTACAACCTGTTCTTGGCCTGGAAGGCGGAAGAGTACACGATGCCGCAGTCGTATCGATGCCCGGGCGAGATTCTGGCTCTCGGCGAGCGGTGCCTGCGACAGATGCAGCGAGGCTACCGTGACCGTGGCATCCTGCCAGCCGCCCCAGGCGGCCGACTCTCGCGAGTCGCGTCCGCCGACGAGGCCCTGGCCAGGATCAACGCGAACTCGTCGGCCTTGATTCTGGGCCGCTGCACATTCTCGCTCGAAGACTACGAGGCGATCCTCAAGGCTCGCAGGCTCCCGTACCAGTGGGTGGACAAGGCCCACGCTCATGTCCAGTTGTCTGGATACGGCTCCCTCTGGTCGCTCCAGCACGGACGGTCGTGCCTGGGCGAGTCGCTGGCGAACGCCGTCGGCATGATCTCGGTCAAGAGCAAGCACGGCTCGCTCCTGAAGCGTGGCGCGAAAGCCGAGTGGAAGGACGGCCGCAAGTCGCACCTCGACATCGTGCGACCCACCGACGGCGACTGCGAACTGGCTGGCTTCGAGCAGCCGCTGCGGGACTTGATCCGCAGCGGACGGTGGGTCGAGGCCCTGGAGCCCCGCTACCAAGAGCGAGCCTCGCTCTGGCACGAGGTCGCCACTCGCCACGGCGAGGAACTGGCGAACAATCCGCCGATTCGGCTCTCGACGATCCACTCGGCCAAGGGCCTGGAGGCCGACGACGTCATTCTGTCGTCGATCACCAGTCCGAGCATCGAGCGGGGCCGAGAGACGCTCTCAGAGATTCACGACGAGGAGTGTCGTGTCGCCTACGTCGCCGTCACGCGGGCCAAGCGGTCGGTGACGTTCGTCGAGGACGGGTTCCGGTGTCGAATGGAGTTGCCACTATGAGAGCGATCTACGCAGTTGCGGTTGCGGCCTTGTTTTTGACGGGCGGAACGATCTCGCCGACGGCGGACGACGAGAAGCACATCGAGTACGGTGCCAAGTTTCGGCACGTTGCCATGCTTCGCTGCGAGGTGCCGAAGACCGCCAGCAATCCCCAGGGCCTCGTGGCTGCATCCTGCGTGATCGTCTCGCCGCACCACGTTATCACGGCGGCCCACGTTGTCCGCGATGCCCACGCCTGGGAGGTGACGTCCGACGACGGCAAGTCTCGGACGCTCAAACGAGTCTCGACGCACCCCAGGTACGGTCACGGCGGCGGGTCGAATGACCTCGCGGTTGGCTTCACTGAAGAGTCGTTCGGCATGGACTGGTATCCGGCGATCTACGAGGCCGACGACGAGCGAGGGCGACTGGTCAGTGTCGCGGGGTACGGGATGCGCGGCGACTTCAAGAGCGGCATGAAGGACTCGGACGGCAAGCGGCGGGCTGGCAGCAACTACATCGACTCGGCGGTAGACGACTACCTCATCTGCTCGGCGGCATCGCCTCCGTGGACGAGTCTGGAGTTTCTGATCTGCTTCGGCGACTCCGGCGGCGGACTGTTTATCGGCAGCAAACTAGCGGGCATCAACTCGGCGATCATGTCCAGCAAGGGCAAGCCGACGGGCAAGTACGGCGAAGAGTCGATCCACGTTCGCCTGAGCCAGCACCGCGATTGGCTGCTGGAGGAGATCCGCTGCAATGAGTGACGGCCTGCTGTTCGAGACGTCGCCTCTCGAAGGCGACGGCCAGTCGAAGCGAAAGGGCGGCCGCAAGAAGCGGCAGGAAGAGCCCGTCTACCAAGCCCCGCCGTCAGAGCCCGCCGAGGCTCCGGTCGGCTTCCTGCTCTCGCTTCCGGACGTCTGCTGCCGTCAGTGCGGCGCTCCGGCGGATCTGGCCGAAGTCTTGATCGTGGACGGCAAGAAGAAGTGGCGAGTCATGTGCGGCTGGTGGTGCATGATCCCGTGGACGATCGATCCGATCCCGGGCTTGCTCGCCGAAAGCGGCCCGAAGCCGTTCGTGATCCGCGAGGGACGGTTCGCGGGTAAGACTTTCGACGAAGTCTCGGCAATGGGCGAAGAGTGGTACATCAACGATCTGGCATCGCTTGCCAAGAACGAGAAGGTCAAGGCGGCAGCGCGAGCGTGGCTCGCCAAAAAAATCGCTTGACCCGCTATCTGGACACGCTAACCTACTGGCGTCTTGCCACGGAAGGTTTCCGTGGCGGGCCTCACGGAACGAGGCCCGCCACGGTCTTTTTCATCAATCCGGAAGGGATTCCATGTGGCCGTGGTCATCTCGCACGGTCGTCTATGAACTCCGCCGGCTGGCGATGCGGATGCGTCGGCCTCACGCGGTTCGTCTTCGTCTCGTCCGCAAGGAGAGTGCTTCAATGGCCCTGGTCTATACGGTTACTGCTGCCCCTGTCGTCGATGCCGACGTCGTTGCTCGCCGCCTCACGGTGACGATCGACGGCGAACCCGGCGAGACGGCCGACTTCCCTGCCGACACGACGTCGTTTGTCGAGGCTGTCACTGTCCCGCAGGACTCGAACGTCGTCCTGACTCTCGTCGATATCGACGACGCGGGGAACGCCAGCGAGCCCGCCGTTGTTGAGTTCGTCGCGACTGACACGATCCCGCCGGCCAAGCCGGGCGAGTTCGGCGTCACTCTCGTCCGTGAGACGGCTTGAGTAGTCTGGACACGGCAATGCACACTCTCGTCAACTCCGACGCGATCCAGCATCTCGCCTCGATGGCGAGCGGGAGTGTGCATTGCATCGTGACTTCGCCTCCGTACTTCGGCCTCCGCGACTACGGTCACGATGGGCAGATCGGCCTGGAAGGCACGGTTCAGGAGTACATCGATCGGATGGTCGCGGTTCTCCACGAGTGTCGTCGAGTGCTTCGCGACGACGGGACGATGTGGCTCAACGTCGGCGACTCCTACGGCGACGGCAAGCAACTGCTCGGCATTCCGTGGCGGCTGGCCTTGGCGGCCCAGGCCGACGGCTGGGTGCTTCGCCAGGACATCATCTGGCACAAGCCGTCGCCGATGCCCGAGAGCGTGACCGACCGCTGCACGAAGGCGCACGAGTATGTCTTCTTGCTGACGAAGAGCCCGACCTACTTCTTCGACTCGGTCGCGATCAGCGAGCCGTCGGCCCAGCCCGACCGCAAGCGAGCCGACCGCATCGGAGGAAACAAATACGGCGAGGGCGTCAAGCACAGCGACGGCTCGACGTTCACTGGAGCCGCCACCCGCAACCGACGCTCCGTCTGGAAGATCGCGACCCGCCCATACAGCGGCGCCCACTTCGCGACGATGCCGCCGGAACTCGCCGAGATCTGTATCAAATCTGGTACATCCCAGCGAGGGGCTTGCCCCTCCTGCGGCTCACCGTGGGAGCGGCTCACGAAGCGGACGAAACTGACCCGCCCGAGGCCCGCCGACTACGTCAAGCGGACGGGCGAGGCAGGCACGGGCAGTTCCTGCGCGAACACGGTGGCCGGCGTGTCGGTCGAGACACTCGGCTGGCAGCAGTCGTGCAAGTGCGAGCCGCACGAGCCCGTGCCGTGCGTCGTCCTCGATCCGTTCGCGGGAAGCGGCACGACTCTTGCCGTCGCCCAAGTCTTGGGCCGCGACTCAGTCGGCATCGAACTCAATGCGGACTACATCGCCCTGGCCGAGCAGCGGATCGCTCAGGCGGGAGTGGCGAAGAACAAGCCGCGAGTGGCGAAGAACAAGCCGCGAGTCGCGGCGGGGCAGGGGAGTTTGTTTACCACATGAATCCCATCATCGAACTCCACCCCTGGGAATACGAGCGAGCCTTCGCCGTGGGCATCGGTCGCTTCACGGCCAACTGGGGTGTCGACGACGCCTCCTACTACGATCGCTCGCGAATGCAGGAAGACCGTCTGGCCCAGCCGGCCGCCGCGATCTGCGAACTCGCGGTCGCTAAGTACACGGGCAAGTATTGGCACGGCGGCGTGTGGTGTCGCGGCGACCACAGCAAGTACAAGAACCTCGCGGACGTTGGTGACGACATCGAGGTTCGTCGCGTTCGTACCGGCAACGCCGTCAAGGTTCGCAAAAAGGACGCGGGCAAGATCGTGTGGGGCGCCAGGGTCGCCGACGACGAATACCGCACGGTCGAAATCCTGGGCTACATCCCAGCCGACGAAGTGATCGCTTCGCTCGCCGGCACCTACCAGGATGAGAAGTACGTCGAGATCGATCTGCTCACTCGCCCGTGGGAGTCGTCGTGACCATCCCCTGGATTCCCGTCGTCGAGCAGATGCCGACCGAGAAGACGGTCGTGATCGTCGGCCAGACCACGATCAACAGCGGCGGCCACCGCATCTTCGCTGGCTGGCTCGCGGACGGAGTCTGGTACTGCTTCCATCCCAAGCACCCAAACGCACTCGTCGAGATGCACGACGCGACTCAGGACTCCGGCTTCGTCGCCAACATGGGCGATCTCCGGGCCACCGACTTCTGGCTCACGTTGCCCGAGTGGCCGCCGGCTCACGGCGTCGTTCGCGGAGGCTATCCGGCATGAGCCGGTTCGACGACATCTCCGAGACGCTCGCCGAGTTGAACGACGAGGCCCTGCTCGCCGACGGGTTCGAGGCGGCCCTCATCGGCTACACGGCGAACTATCACCATCCACACGTTGCCATCTACGACGCCAAGAAGTGCATCGCCATTCTCGTCCGCCGAGACGGTATGACCGAGGACGAGGCCGAAGAGTTCCTGTCGCTGAACACGCTCGGAGCGTATGTCGGCGAGAACGGGCCGCTGTTCATGTGGACTTAGTCATTCGCGGAGGGGAAACCCGCGAGAGACTGATCCGTGCGATGGATCGTATACGAGACCCGCTGCCTAGTCAGCGGGAAGACCTACGTCGGCGTTCACCGACAGGACGAAGACGGCTTCGACGGCTATCTCGGCTCAGG